CAATATCAAAACCGTTCGAAACTACCGCCATCGGGCGAAGATGCCTGCCAAATGGGCGATGCAAGTCCGCCGCTTGCTGGCGGAAAAAGGACGCGACCCAATGGCGGAAGCGCCCGACGAAATCTTTGCATACAAGTGAGGAAGTCATGAAAAAGACAGGCGCAGAAAAACAGATCATTGCTATGCAAACGGAAGCGGAGTTTGCCGCCGATGTGTCGCGCTTAAAGCGGGACCGCTGGCGTTTGGAGGAAAGCATTATTTATCAAAAGCGCGCCGCAGAATGGGCGGAAGCCGCTCGTAATAACTTTGTAAGCCTGCTGCAGCCATGACCCGCCGCATTGACGCCGTAGAGGCCGCGGCGAATGCCATCGCTGGGCTGATTATATCAGCGGCAACGGTGCAGGTCGCTTGGCCGCTGTTCGGCTGGCAGGCAACTGTTGAGCAATCCTCAATGGTTGCCGGGCTGTTTTTTGTACTATCAACTGCCCGCGCATACGTGTTGCGGCGCATATTTCGGAGGATGCAATGAGCTTGGCAGAATATCGCGAATTTATCGCGTCACGCCAGCCCGTTACGCAAGGCCATGGCTTTGCGGCAGGCGACATAAACCCCAAAGCCAAAGCGCATCAAGAGGCGGTTATCCGGTTCGCCTTGGAGCAGGGGAAATCCGCCGCGTTTCTTGATACGGGGCTGGGCAAGTCGTTTATCGAACTGGAATTTGCGCGGCAATGCGCAGAGGAAACCCGCAAGCCTTCGCTGATCCTGACGCCTCTCGCAGTTGCCGGGCAGATGGTCAGGGAAGGCCAGAAATTCGATATCAACGCGCGGCAAATTCGTGAACAGTCCGAAGTCGGCGCGGGCGTCATGGTGGCGAATTACGAACGCCTGCCGAAGCTGAACCCAGAAGCGTTTGGGGCAATCATCCTGGATGAAAGCAGCATTCTGAAAAGCTATGCCGGGCAAACGCGCGCGCGCATCCAAGCGGCATTTGCCGATCACGAATATAAGCTTGCGGCAACCGCAACGCCATCGCCAAACGACCATACCGAACTAGGCAACCACGCCGAGTTTATGGGCGTCATGCGGCAGCAAGAAATGCTCTCGAAGTGGTTCATCAATGACACTTCAACGGCAAGCCAGGAATGGCGGCTAAAAGGCCATGCCGTTAAGGATTTTTGGCGATGGGTAGCGTCATGGTCGCGTTGTGCCACGCTGCCAAGCGACCTGGGCGGCGACGATACCGGCTATCTCCTGCCGGAGATTTACCGCCGCATCCATGAAGTGGCAGCCGACCGCGGCGAGGATACGGGCGGATTGCTGTTCCGCATTCCTGAAATGTCAGCAACCAGCTTTCACAAGGAAAAGCGCCTGACAATGCGCCATCGGTGCGAAATGGCCGCGGAATTGGCGACCCATGACAAACCGGTGACGGTATGGTGTGAAACCAATGAGGAAAGCGCGCTTCTTACCAAGCTAGTGCCGGACGCCATCGAGGTGCATGGCTCGCTATCGCCGGATGAAAAAGAGGCGCGGTTGTTAGGGTTCGCCGATGGCAAATACCGGGCCATGGTAACGAAGCCCAAGCTGGCAGGCTTTGGCGTCAACTGGCAGCATTGCTCCCATGCCGTGTTCGCCAGCATCAGCTTTAGCTATGAGCAGCACTATCAGGCCGTGCGGCGCTCGCATCGGTTCGGACAGAATGAAATGGTGCGAAATGATATCGTTTTGGCGGATACGGAGCGCGTCATATGGGAGGTAATTGCGACCAAGAGTGAAAAACATGATGAAATGAAACGCAGAATGGCGGAAGCTATGCGAGAGGTCCAGTTGAGCGCCGATGTGCGGCGGACCTATGATCGCCCCCTTAACCTACAATTCCCGGAATGGGTAAAAACCGAGAGGATGCAGTAATGAATGCCGATTATCACGGGGCCGGATGGGCTCTTTATCACGCAGATTGCATCGAGGGCATGCACGCCATGCCAGCGCATTCGGTCGATTGCAGCGTGTTTTCGCCGCCGTTTGGCGACTTGTTTGTTTATTCCGACAGCGAGCGCGACCTGGGCAATGCTGGCAGCGAGGAAGAATTTATCGGGCAATATCGATTTTTTGCCGAGGCGCTGGCGCGGGTAATGAAGCCGGGCCGCATTGCTTGCGTGCATTGCACCGATCTGCCAACGCGCAAGGGCAAGCATGGCTATATCGGCCTGCAAGATTTCAGTGGCGATCTGATCAAGGCGCACACGGCGGCGGGCATGATCTACCATGGCCGCACGACGATATGGAAAGACCCCGTGGTTGAGATGCAACGCACAAAGGCGCTGGGATTGCTCTACAAACAAATCCGCAAAGATAGCGCCATGAACCGAGTTGGAATGCCGGATTACATGCTGTTTTTCCGCGCGCCCGGTGACAATCCCGACCGGATTGAACATGCCGCGCCAGGGGATGCGGAAGCCGTCAAGATCGCCAAGAAATGGCTCGATGAAATGCACCGCGCGGGGCTCGCATCCAACGTGCCGGATGACAAGATGCTAGCCGAGCTTGTCAAGCACGCGGAATTTGACGTGTACGAATGGCAGAAACTGGCGTCGCCGGTATGGATGAATATCCAACAGGGCAATGTGCTCAACCGCATCAAAGCGGAAAACGATGAGAAGCACGTATGCCCGTTGCAACTGGACGTGATCGAGAACTGTCTGCGGCTCTACAGCAAGCCCGGTGACGTGGTGTTAGATCCGTTCAACGGCATCGGCAGCACCGGCTATCAGGCGGTCAAGATGATGCGGCGCTATGTCGGGTTCGAATTGAAGCCGGAATATATCGCGCAAGCATCCAAGAACCTTGCCGATGCTGAGGCGTCGGCAGGCGATCTGTTTGGCCTAGCCGCCTAAGAAAAAAGCCCCGCCTGTTTAGGGCGGGGCAAGTTCGCGGAGACAGATGCAGTCTGCCCGCTTGTAGCATCATTGCACGGAAGGCGCAATCCGTTCAAAGGCAGCAGGTGTAAACGCCCTCTTAGCGTGCTTCGTGCAATACGAATGGCCAGCAATGATTTGTTCGCCGCAATAGTGGAAGTTTCCTGCTGGCGTCACGTCACCATCAATCCACTGACAGCGCGACAGACGCGGGGCAATGGGCATCCCCCATCGATGCGTTGGCGGCTCTTTCTTCTTATGCAGCCCCATGCGTCGCGCGCGTCCTATGATGACGTTCTTGCTAACGCCAAGCCGTTTGCCGATGGCGAAGGCGCTCCATTCTCGCGTTCCGTAGTGCCGGCGGATAAAAGCCAGTGCGGCATCGTCCAGGCAAGCGCCGAGTGACGTGGTTCGCGGGCGCTCAGGCAGGCCAAGCATATCACGCCAGCGCCTTGCGGTTTTCTTGCTAATCCGCATTGCCTTGGCGATCCCCGCCATGGCCACGCCCCGGCGATACATCCGAGCAAATTCTGCATGGCGAGCGTCAGTCATCATCCGGCTCCATGCCTAGCGCGCGCATGTAGAGGTCTAGCAGGCTTTCCAGTTCCACCCGATCTTGCGGCTCCATCTTACGGAGCTTGATGACCTGGCGCATAACCTTTGGGTCAAAGCCGTTGGCCTTTGCTTCCGCGTAAACCTCGCGAACGTCAGCGGCCAGCCCTTCCTTTTCTTCCTCTAGCCGCTCGATCCGCTCAACGTAAGCGCGCAACTGGCCGCTTGTGATTGCTTCAGTCATGATCTGTTTCCTTCACTTAACATCAAAACGGTATGTCTGAGTCCAGATCGTCTTGAGCAGGCCGCCCCGCTTCCCGCCCTTGCGAGGCGACATACCCCCCGCCATCTCCTATCAGGGTCAGCGTGCCACGGAAGCGCTGTAAAACAACTTCCGTGCTATACCGGTCTGCCCCGCTCTGGTCAGTCCATTTGCGTGTTTGCAACTGGCCTTCGATGTAGCATTGCGAGCCTTTTTGCAGGTACTTTTCAGCAACCCCGGCAAGCGCATCATCAAAAATAACAACGCGGTGCCATTCAGTCTTTTCCTTCTTTTCCCCGCTGCTTTTGTCCGTCCATCGCTCTGATGTTGCCAGCGACAGATTGGCAATCTTTGACCCTGATTGCGTATGCCGGACTTCTGGATCGCGTCCGAGACGCCCCAGCAATATCACCTTGTTAACGCTACTCATTTTTATGTCTCCGTTAGTCAAAAGGGTGGCTAAAGAAGCTGATCGGCCTCATTCAACAAGCGCTCAAACGCTTCGTGGCGCTTTTGCCATGTCACTTGCCGAAATGGTTGCCCGTCGCCAGATTTGCGCTCTGCATTTGCCTTACTCTCTACAAGCTCCATGCACGCATCGAGGCTCATGGCCAGCTTGCGCATAACTTCTTTTTCGTGTTCCGTCATGATGTTTCCTTTGCTTTTGGGAATGCGCCCAGGCGCTGCAAATCGTCAATAATCCACCACGCCTCGGCGATGCGGTGGTCTTTGGCCAACACGCGAACGTCAGGGCCATTGATGCGCGCGAACGCTTGCGCCTTGTGTGTGTCCGTCACCCGCTCCGTAAATGCAGCATACCATGCCGCGGCGTCCGGGTATTCGTCCCGGCCAATGATAAACCGTGGTTGCGTCATCTGCCCGCCTCCATCGCCTTTGGCGCGTGAAACTTGACGCCTTGCTCCGCGCCATAGGCGCAAATCCAGTCGATCAATTCGGCCATTTGGCGTTTGTCCAATTTGCTGGACTGAAAGCCAAGGGGGAACGGCTCGCCCGACAGGCCGGGAATAAATTGCACCTCGTGCCCGCAAGCGTGCATAAACAACGCCTTCCATGTTTCTGGCGTGTAATGCCGTCCTTCGGGGCATTGCCGGGATATGTCTGTCAGCATTGCCCACATGAGCGCGTTTTGATCCAAGGTGCGTTTGGGCGGCTTGATGGTGACGACAGAGCCAGCAGGCGCTCGCACGATGGCGTGAGTTGCAAGCCGTCGCTGCTCCTCCCCGGCGAGGATGATGGTGTTGCCGGGCATCAAAACGCTTCCTTTTCTTGCCACGTCCGCACCCCGTCGATTGCCGGGCCGCGGTGGTTTTTGCTGACGTATTCCTCAATAAACGCCGTCAGCGCGGCGCGGTCGTTTTTGGCGATCCAGTTAAGCGTTGCGCGGTGATCGGTGATTTCGTAGCGGTGAACCGTCCGCAGTCCGCGGACTTCAACTTTGGTGTTGCTGGCTTGCTTCGCCGCATCAATGGCGGCTTGCTTGGCTTCCGCCGCCTGCCGTTGGGCTTCAATGTTGCCTGCATCGGCAGCACGAGCGGCGGCTTCTGCTTCCGCCTTTTTGCGTTCCGCCTCTCGATACGCGGCACGCCGGGCGGCTTCCTGTTCCGCCGCCAGCTTGCGCTTGCAGTCGTTGACGATGGCCGCAAGCCCTTTGGTGATCCGGTCCAGATCATCCTCCGCAGGCTTCCACCGCGCAACCTCTGCTTTCCATGCCTCATGTAGCGGGCCGGTGGCGGCGTCGCGGGCTTCTTTGATCGCCTTGCGAGCGGCTTTGACCTGCTTCGCTAGTGCATCAACGGCCTTCATTTGCTCGGCATTGGTGACGGGCTCGCCATCAAGCCAGTTGGCAGCTTCTGCCAGCGCATCGTCGAACGGGGCTAGCGTAACTTCGACTGGATCGGGAGGATTGTTGCCGCCGATCACGGCGCGGGGGTTATCGGTCATGCTCCATTTCCCTCTTGGTATAACGCCCAATCAATGGGCCG